AAGCCTGTTATGGTTCTTACTCAATGTTTGCCAGGTAGAGATAACAACAGGTCGATCAAATTCCTTATACTTCTCATAAACCTTACCAAGACTGTCTTTGGTGAAGTATCCATATTCAATAAGATCGTCATAGAATTGCTCAACCAGACTGATCGTGGGAACAATGATAAGGGACTTCTTATTGACTTTATACTCAAACAATGTTTTGATGATATAAGCTATGATAAGAGACTTACCACTATTATGTGTAACCATTCCATTGCTTGTTACATATAAAGAGTCTTCAACTTGGATACCATAAAAATTTCCTTTGCCAATAGGTTCTACTGTAAATGCGCTTCTATATGGATTAGTTGTTGATTTTTTAACAATTTTTTTCCTTTTTATTCTAACTGGAATTTTTGATATATCACCCATTATGTTTATTCTATAATACATTGTATTGTGTTTAGGATGTAGTGATATTATACGATTAGTTTTTGAACATACCAAACCAAGAGATATAACTAATAGTTCTATATCATCTATAAGTTTTTTTGATTTTGAAGTAATTTCATAATATGTTCCATTTGTTAAACTACCATTAGAGTCTATTAAACCAGCTAAAATTTCTTTTCTATATTCTATATTTTGTTTAAATACAATACTTGGTATAAATCTATCTTCACATCGTATTTTATTTTTTGTACCAAATGTTATTCCAAGTTTATCAAACTCATTAAATATTAAATTTCTTTTCTTTTCCTGTCCTTTTAAAAAATAAGTCATTTTGTCTTTTTTATAAATTTGCATTTTAAAAATTGATGCTTCTTTATAAATTGCTTCAACACATTCATCATCTATGTTTGTTAAACCACAACAGTGTGTATGACCATCACCAAGATATAAACCAATAAAATATGGTGATAGTTTACAATCTGTTTCTTTTTTATCAAATTCAATTTCATTATTTAAATATGTTAGTTTCGATATGTGTTTATAATTGTTTCCTTTTTTCATATAATTATAAACAGAGATGTTTTCAGGTGATTTATATTTTTTGTTAGTTGTAAATGATAAATGCAGAAGATGTTCTTTTGTCACTGTAATATGTGTTCTTCTGTTTTTTGGTTTTATTTTATATAAATCATCATAACCATAGTAAACATTTGTGACTTTTTTTGGAAAACCATCTTTTCCTATTACAAAATCACCAATTTTAATGTCTTCTATGCATTTTATTTCACCAGTTGACATAATTATTTTATCACCTTTTGCATGGCAAGCTGTTGCAGATCGAATAATACCTCTTTTGTATTTGAGGGCGCCTTCAATACAATCTTGTTGATAGTAATGGGGTTGAAATTTGAGATCGTATGTGACCGATACATCTTTACCACGGAGAAGTTGAAGAACGTCGGGGTCTATTTTCAATTCTGCATCAGGATATGATTTACGATGAAATTTGATAAGGTCGATTAATAGGCCATAAGCTAGCGTCTTTTTTGATAAATCGAGTAATGAAATTCTACCATCCCATCCCGAGTGCTTAAACGCAGGCATAAATTGGTATCCATCAACAAAGCCAGAGAAATTATCTCTTACATTCCTGATATATTCTATATCCGCTTCTATTTGAATGTTCAGATTATTATATTTGTGAATTTTTATTGATTTCATCGTTTACATTTTTTCTGATATATGGTATACTTTTTATATTACAAAAGGCCGGCTTTGAGCGACTCCAAAAACTCCCTCATGCGCCAGCCCTGATTACCTATTGAATCGGCACACATTTTATAAAATTCCATACGCCATTGTTGCATACGAAGTTTCTTTTTGGCTGCCAATACGGTAGGGTCTTTTGGAAGGTAGTATTTTTCAATTTCTGCTTTTGTTAGTTCTTTGTCAAAGTTGAACCGATAATAATCATATCGAATACCCGTTATTTTTTCTACAACTTCTTGTATTTTTTCATAACGGGACTTTTCTTTATAATAGAGATCGTCATAAGTAAGTTTGATGTATGGCTGGTTACGGAGCTTTTCACCAATGTCCATATCGGAGAATTTTATTTCAACATCAATTGGATGGTTGTGGTATAATTCTCTCCACATTTCATCCCGTTCTTGTTCTTCACTCATTGTCAAATCGTTGTCTGGCATGGATAATCTCCTGTATTATTTATATATTCTATTATACCATAAAAGGAAATAAATCGAAACATCGTGTTTACATTTTGATAAAAATATAGTATAATAAGTGTAAGTAAAATTGTGAGGTTTTTTGATGAGTTATGTAAATATCAATATTAAAGCTAGAGCTGTTATGTTGGATTTGGAGGGTAAGTGGGTCAAAGGGGCTATTCGAAAGCATACTTTTGTTCCAGTTGCCGAAATTACGAAACCAGAAGATGTTGAACAACTTTCAGATTATTTGACTTTGAAACAATATTTGAGGTTACAAGGTCGAAGAATTGATCTCGCTGACGATATTCTTCGTGAATTGGACGCTGAAAAGATATTTGTTCTTCCAAAGTCTGTTGATAAGAACGGTAATGTTATTTTCTTATCCGACTCTCGCGAGGTTTCACCAAATAGGACAATTTGTTCAAGTTGCCGTTGGTCGTGTAATACTCGCGGTATTCCGATTTATTCTTGCAGCTCATTCCAACAAAAAATGGGTAGTAAGTAATGGATGCAAAGTATCTTGAAAAATTGATGATGAAAGCCTGTATGGCGGATAAATCGTTTATGATTACCGTTGGTGCAGTATTTCGTTCAGAATACTTTGATGACCCCTCTATTATAAAAGTGTTTGAGTTTATGAAGGAGCACGTTGAGAAGTATGGAAACGTGCCCCCGAAAGATGCCATCATTGCTACATTTCCAGACAAGGCTGATGATTTACGGGAGTTGTTTGAGGAAGTTGAAAGTATTGACTTTGATGTGGCGAGGAATTGGGATTATCTATTTGATGAAACAAATAAGTATCTCAAGGACAAGGCAGTAAAGTCAGCTATTCTTGAATCAGTTGAGATTATCAATCAGAAGCCAGATGAACGGGGAAGGATTCGGGAAGTTATTGAAGCCGCCCTTTGTAAGGACTTGAAGATTGATATAGGTCTTGACTATTTCAATACATTGGGAGAGAGGCTCAAGAGAATCTTTGCGACCTCTCTCAATCGTATTCCTACTTATTATCCACAATTTGATGAATACTTGAATGGCGGTTTTCCGCCTTTTACTTTTTCTGTAGTCGTGGCCAGAGTCCACGGTTTCAAGTCGAATACACTGGCGAATTTTGCGGCCAGACAAACCTTACACGGTCATAATGTAGTCCTTTGTTCGTTGGAAATGTCAGAAGATGCTTTTGCCCAGAGGTTTGACAGTATCTTTACTTCACTAGACATCAATAAGATGTATACAGTTGAATCTGTGAGAGATCAATTGATAGTGAAGCTGAGGGATATCAAGAGAGGCACGGAAAATCTTGGGAGATTGTTTATCAAACAGTTTCCTACGGGAGAGGCCTCGGTTCTTGATATCCGCAGATATCTACGGGAACTAACAATGAGAGGGTTCCCGCCTTCTATATGTTATCTTGATTATATTAATATTATGAAACCTTCTTATAATTCAAAGGGTGATATGTATACGGACGTAAAGAGAATTGCCGAAGAAGCCCGAGCAATGTCTTTTCAGTTTGAATGTCCGATAGTATCAGTATCACAATTGAATAGAGAAGGTTCGATCATCAATTTCGCTGAGGTCGATTTCGTATATATTGCTGAAAGTATGGGTGTTCCAGCAACTGCAGATTTTATGGCGATTTATGGTGTTGATGATGATAAGTTGGTATATTCCAGTGAGCTTCACTATAAAATTGTAAAGAACAGACTTGGTGGTAGAGTTGGAGAGATCGACAAGTTCTACTACGATTGCAGATCGCTCAAAATGTATGATACAACTGAGCTTGATTTATGGCTTAGGGATGCTACACAAACAGGCGATGAAAGAAATGTTGCTCAGATGGAAGCACGAACACCAACACAGTCTGACGGTAAATTGAAACGAGGAGGAAGAAGATGAGAGTTAATAGCTGGTTTTTTATATGGGCGGCTATTATTTTGATATTTTTGAAACTTATTGGTGAGATATCTTGGCCGTGGATATGGGTATTGTGTCCATTATGGATGCCGTTCGTTATTATCCTTGGTGTTTTTGGCATTATTTTGGTTTTGATGATAGTGTGTGGTATAATAAGGATAGTGATAGAGGCTAGATCGTAATGATGGATAAGAAAAGTATTGAATTGAAAAAGATTATTGAGGATAATCTTCAACTGGTGAAGGAAATGTCGGTTGAAGAATACACTTTATATCGTAAGTGGATGGAGTTGAATGAGAGAGAATGGACGCCCAATGAACAGCAGAGAATGTGGGAAGTCAAGAATACTATATGGGTTCCAGAGGAACCGGATGATTATCTCAAGTTGGAACCTGTTGTCATTCATGCTGATTCAAAAGATCGTAATTTAACTTGGGATGTTTTGAGAAGGTTTATTTCAACGGCTAATTGGTCACAGAATCCCGGCCGTAGTGCTAAGTATTTTATCATTGATAATAAGACCAAAAGGCATCTTGGTGTTATGTCTCTTGGTTCCGATTTTATTGCCATTGGTGGCCGCGATGAATATGTTGGATGGACTTTGGATAGACGCCTCAAGGAAGGGGCGTTGAATTATACAGCAATGGGTAACACCATTGTCCCTACACAGCCGTTGGGATATAACTATACAGGGGGAAAATTGATTTCTCTTCTTTTACTTTCCGATGTTGTTCAGAATAGTTGGAACGTCAAATATCCAAAAGAGAAATTAGTTGCTATTACGACAACGAGTTTATATGGTGGTCTGTCACAATATAATCGTTTGAAGTATTGGAGACAATGTAAGTCAACAGAAGGTGAAATTCCTATTGAACCCACTAATGAAGTATATCAGTTAATGAGAGATTGGATTCGTGAACGGTTTCCTGACAAGTTGAGCGAAATTGAACTTCGACACGCTGATGGCCAGATTCCAACACATCCTAAGATCAAGGTCATTCAGTTTGTATATTCACAGCTAAAGATAAAGTCACAGAAAAATAATGCCCCTCGCGGAGTGTATTTTGCTGACCTATATTCCAATACGAAAGCCTTTCTCAAGGGGGATTCGAAAGAATGGGGAGAACCATTATTTCCAAATTCTTGTAAAGCGTTGTTTGATCTTTGGAAGGAAAGATATGCTGCTAATAGAATAAAGAATGTGGTAGAATCAAAGAGGTATAATACCGATAAACTATTTTATGATAATATAATAGGAATGTCGTGGCAAGAAACAAAAGAAAAATATTTATCCAATGTTGGTAGATGAAAGGAAATGTTATGTCAACAAAGAACGAACAGGTTTACCAAATTATCGTGAATGATGGGTTTTACTCAATCTGTAAGACACCAAAGGAGGCGCTTCATCTTTTAATATCGTTGTCATTTACAAAGATACAGTGGATATCTGGTGATGCCATCAAGAATTGGATTCTTGAAAGCTTGTCGATGATAGAAGAAGCTTTTGAAACAAGGGACGCTAAGACAAAAAGACAATTTACGAATATAAGAAAATATCTTGAGAAGGATTTGAAAAGGGAACAGTTACAGAAATTTATTGTAGATATTTCTCTGTCTTGTGAAGGGTTGTCAACTTTATCTGGATTTGGCGTATGTAAAACAACTTCATCGCGGGGTAGAAAGAAGGGAAGGGCAACACAGGGATTGAACGCGGAAAAGGTTTCTTTATTTGATGTTTAATTTAACCTGCCTTGCAAAAGAAAATTTTTTTCGTTGTGAGGGGTAGTTCATTAGGACATATAAATATGTCGCATAAAACATATAATGTGAAAATTGTAAAATGTTCTTGCTCGAAGTGTGTGCCTCGAAAAATAGGGGAGCCTGGCTCTTTTTCTTGGTATTGTAATTATGTTGGGAAAATGTTTGAGGTGGATGATTATGAATATTCACCAAAAGAATATTGGCATATTGTTGGTAAACCACAGCAACCATCTAAAGGTTGCTGGATATCAAAAAAAGATACGGAGATTATATACATTGATGATAAATTACCATTGTCTTTGTTTGTGATATAAAAATGTTTAAGAATGTGCATTATAATACCCGCACCTCCACAATTTATATATGGGAGCAGGTAAAAGGCGAAGATTTTGTAACCGATATTCCGTGGGTTCCATATGTTTATTATCCATATGAACGTGGTGAAATCAAGACAATTTATGGACAACCTGTAACCAAGAGACATTTTAAATCATATTCCGATTATTATTCTTATATAAAGGGTAGAAAAGAGATATTTGAGGATAGGGTTAGGCCAGAAATTCAATTTTTGGCCGAACGTTATCATTCCATTCCAGATGAGGATATGGATCGCCCAAGGCTTCGAACATATTTTCTTGATATTGAAACCGATAGTAAGGTAGGTTTTCCTCACCCGGAAGAGGCGAAAGACCCCATTTGTCTTGTATCTATATATGATGATAAATTAAATACTACAACGGTATTTGGTTTGGGTAATTATACAGCTGGTAAGTATTTTGGTGAAAAGTATATTCATTATATAAAATGTGATAATGAGAAAGTGTTGATAACAAGGCTTCTTAATTTTATACATAAGTTTCCACCTGATGTTATATCTGGTTGGTCTATCTATGACTTCGATATTCCTTATATTATTAATAGAACCAAAAGACTTTTCGATGATCCAAAGATGTTTATGAGGTTATCGCCTATAAACGATGTTCAAGTTTGGGCAGGTAAGAGTGGTAATATGAACATTAATATATCAGGGGTAACAATTCTTGATTATATAAGTTTATATAAGTGGTATTCGCCTACAAAACTGGAAAGATATTCTCTCGATTTTGTATCCAATTATGAATTGGATAAAGGTAAGACGGACTATTCCCAGTATAAAGATTTGAGGGATTTATGTGCCAATAATTGGAACTTGTTTGTTGATTATAATATTACAGACTCCCTTCGTGTTCATCAGTTGAACCAGAAGTTAGGGTATATTGATATGGTTCAAGCATTGTCTCTTTTAACTAAATGCCCAATGCGATATTATGATACAATGACTTTGCTTATTGAGGGTTTATTGTTGACATATTTTCGTAGAACAAAACGGTGTGGACCACAGTTTCTTGGTGGGACACAGGAAACGTTTGAGGCGGCATATGTTAAGGAACCTCAATTAGGTAAACACGATTGGGTTATTGATCTCGACATTACTTCATCATATCCAACAGCCATCATTACGTTGAATATGTCACCAGAGACATATTATGGTAGGATACTTGATACAACAGAGGATGTTATTGTTCAATGTGTAAAACAGAAAAAGTTTCCAGAATTTCTTTTATTGAAAGACGGTAGGAAAATTCGTTTTACAGGACCGAAACTTGATGCCTTCAATGAGGCTATTGAGAAGAAGGCAATAAGTATTGCACCTTGTGGATCGGTATTTTCTACGAAAACACCTGGCGTTATTGCTGATATTGAACGTCAATTATTCGATAAAAGGCGACTTATAAAAGGTAAAATGATCCATTTAAAGAAAACCTTACCGGATTTGCGTGGTGATAATAAGAAGATTGCTGAAGAAAAGGTTATTCAGTATCACGGTCTACAGAACGCTCTCAAGATTATTCTTAATGCTATGTTTGGTGTTACCAGTGTTCCTTATTCACGATATTTTAATGTGAATATTGCTGAGGCTATTACGTCTTGTGGTAGACAAACTGTAAAATCCGGTGAGAGATATGTAAACGATTTATTAAATAAACCCTCGCCGGAACTAATGTCTGTTATTGAGGAAATGAAAAAACAGGTGAATAAGTGAAAATAATTTATGTAAACACATCGTCAAGTTGGAATTTATAGGAGTGTAATATGAGTGGAGGTAAGGTAAAGAATATAGCAAACAAAACAGATTTTGTTTGCTATATTTGAGTGGCTTGATACAGATTCACTTTTTATCAATATGGGAAAATTTTTGGATCAGCACGTTCCAAAATTTTCTGAACTGGATGATGATAGGAAGATAGGTTTTATTCTTAAGTTATCAAAGGTTCTTGAAGACTATGTAAATGATATGTGTTATCGCGAGGTCCAAAGGAAAATGTATAATTCCAATGTGACCGATTTTCGTATTGTGTTCAAGCAGGAAATGGTTGCTAAAACCGCTTTGTTTGTGAAGAAAAAGAAGTATGGTTATTGGGCAGTAAATGAAGAGGGCGCGCCGCTGGATAAGATTAAGGTAACGGGTCTTGAAATTATACGGTCAGACACGCCAGAAGCAATCAGGCCGCGATTGAAAGTGGTTATGGACATGATCCTCAAGGGGGAAACCGACGATGCTTTGGTTAAGACAATTGAACAGTATAAGAAGGAGCTAAGAAAGGTATATCCAGAGGAAATTGCTGTGAATATTGGTGCTTCGAATATTGATAAATATGTATCTGATAGTGGAGAGATTATCAAGGGAACACCGTTCCATCTGAAAGGTATAAATAACTATAGAAATTTATTGAAACATTTGGGTCTTGAAGATAAGTATGAGGATATAACAAGCGGTGCTAAGACAAAGGTTGTATATCTCAAAAAGAATGCCTTGAATATAGATATAATGTCTTTCTTGAGATGGCCTTCTGAATTTGATAAAGTAATACAAATTGATTATGAAAAAATGTTGGAAAAATATTTTATTTCTAAGATTGAAATTTTATTAGAACCGATGAAAAAGACAGATTTATTAGCTGGTTCTGGTGGTATAGGGCTAAATTTGTTTTTTGGAGATTGTAAATAATGAAACAGATTACCGGACAACAGAGACAATTGAAGAGGAAATGTATAGAACAGGTGGTGCCGGAGTTTTCATTTGTAATGGGGGCACCAGAAGAAAAGAAACCAGATCCAGCTGGGCTTGATAGATGTATTTATTTAACAGGTCCTGTTGCGGAAGAAGTGGCAAAGGAAACAATTTGTTTACTTCTTGAGTATCAAAGACAAGACCCTATGAGAGAGGTTACTATCATTCTTGATAGTTATGGTGGTGAGGTTGATAGTATGTTTGCTATTACCGATATAATGGAATTGGTTATTACACCGATACGAACAATCTGTATTGGTAAGGCGATGTCTGCTGCTGCTTTTATTTTTCTCTCCGGCGCTAATGGAAGAAGATTTATGACAAAACATTCTCGACTGATGTTCCACCAAATGAGTTCTTCTCATTGGGGGCCCGTATCAGATATTCTTATTAGTACAAATGAAATTCGTTTTCTTCAAGAACAGATGATTGAAGATGTTTCCAAGAGAAGTAAGTTGAAAAAGGACGCCGTAAGGGCTCTTATTGATCGTGAAAGTTATATCCGACCAGAGGATGCTATTAAGATGGGTATATGCGATAAGATCATTGATAGGTTATCTTAACACGGGCGTTTTTTTTAATGTCACAATAAATCCTTATTTTTTCTTTTTTGTGAAAACGTGTTTTTTTCTTGGATTGATAATTAAATTGGCTTGACGGATAAAATTTCTATTCATTAATAGATATGTCTTTTTATCACTTCGATTATTTAAGGCAAATTTCATATTATAAGTGGTGCCTCTGAATGTTACATTCAACCATATGATAGGACGAATAACCGTTCCACTTTTTAGTCCACCAACCTTGATTATTTTCTCACCTTTCAGTTTGCTGGTTATTTCCTTACCGTTGAATAACCACGTTACTTTGTCACCGTCGATATCGTATTCGTCTGCGTGGATAATACAAAAGGAACCATTACCTGTGTCCATCTTAGCTTCCACTTCTCCTATACCTTCCAACTCAAGGGTTTCCAGATACCCACATTCAACGGGTTTCTTTTTCCAATTATTTTTGTCGAGAAGAAAATTGATAACCATACCGACAATATCTTTTTTTGTTGCTTTTGTTATTCCTTCTGTCCCTGGTGATGAATTGATTTCAATGACGAATAGTTTGTCATTGGTTTTATTTCTCATCAGGTCAACTCCGGTCCAAGTAGCACCAACGGTTTTTGCCGCCCGAATGGAGATTTCCTTTTCATCATCTTTCAATTCAACGGTTTCAACTTCTCCACCGAGAGAGTAGTTGGAACGAAAATCATTTTTGACTTTTTTTCTTTTCATAGCGGCAATGACTTCATTACCAAGAACGTGAACACGGAGATCACCATCAGCTTCAATGAACCTTTGCATAACGATTTCAACGTGCTTGTCTATTTTCCAGATGGCTTGTAGTGTGGACTTCAATCCTTCCCAAGAGTCGGCGACGAATACACCCACACCTTTTGACCCAGTAAGTGTTTTGAGAATAATGGGGAATTTTTTTCCCATTTTCTCAAAGGCTATCTCAAGACCTTTTTCATTATTGACAATAGTGCATTTTGGCGTCGATATACCAGCATCTGCTAGAACCAATGATGTTCTATATTTGTCCGAACATTGTTCAAGTGTTGAACGATAGTTGACACAAAAGATATTGTTTCTTTCTATTTGTGAGAGAAGGTCCAGACTTGATTGTGATTTTGCTACACTACCTCTTGTGATAATGACGGTATTCGCAGCATTTATCTCAAATCCCCTTTCATCGTCAATGTTATGAATACGGATTTTACCGTCTTTTCGTGATAGATATCCGTCTTCTGCAAATGCAACGTAACAAGGTACTTTTTTCTTATCACATGTTTCTTTTATAGATTTGGCCGTTTTCATCATAATATCCCTTTCACCAGACGGGGTAGTATTTTTACGACCGGATAGGACAACAATTCTTATCTTGTTTATGTTTTGTTCAATAAGATAATTATCAAGGCTTATCATACAGGTATTACCTTCTTTTTCTTTTTTTTGGATAGAAAAGCGTTTCTTCGTGTGTTGAAGGGAAGTCTTTGTGGGTATTGGGCAATGTTACCTGTTGTTGTTGCGCCCGACCCAACTTCACCACCACCCTCTCCTTCTTCATTTATATGTTTCAAATATTCAAGTAGTCTCATTCTCTATTATCCTTTGTCGGTTGTAATGGCCAAATATTATTTGGTCTAGTAGTAATTATATCTGTTACTGCTTTTTGGACTGCGCTTTGTACGGCAGTATTTATTTGAACATCTGAAGCACTTTTGACAAAATAGAAAATTGACATTGTAACTCCGAAAGCAACAAGGACAACTGTAATCATTGTTTTGACCTTACTTCCAATTTCACTTACACTTTTATTTATTTCTGTTAACGATGTTTTTATTTCACCCAATGATTTTACAGCATCATCAATATTTTTTGATGCTACAAGAACTTTCTCTGTAGTACCGTTGATTTTCGTTCCAATTTCAGTATCTTCTTTTTCTATGATGGTATATATGTCCTCACCCCTTTTTGAACATTCTTGATTGTGGTCCTTTAATGCCGACATTATTTCTGTTCTTGTTGGTTGATTGGCAATAAGCTGAGATAATTCATGGACCACACCACTAAATTCACGGACAGCCTGTGTATTTTTTTCTGAACTATCTTTTACTTGATCGAATAATAGTTTGACCATTGTTTCTGGAATAAGTCTTTCTTCTGGCATCAGAGCATTTTCCTCCAATAGTCGTCACTATCAATTTTTATATTATCTGTGACACCGTGCATTGATTTTCTTATTTCTTCGATAGTTCTTGTAACCTCTACCGATGCCATTTCAGTTTCAATTTTCCATTCCATAACGCCTTTTTCAATTTCTTCCCGAAGCTTTTTAATTTGCTGATTTGCATCTTCTTTTTTTTCAATATTTTCCGTGACATCTTTGGCTGTTCCAACTGTTCCTACAAGAAGACCACATTCGTCTTTTAAAGGCGTTTTACAAAGCGATAACCAATGTTTTTTACCTTTATAAATGATAGGAACGGTGTCTATAAATTGACTTTTCTTTGCTATTTCATCTGTATTTTTTTGAGAATAGTTTTTTTCTACCTGAACAAAATCTTCAAATTTTTTACCAAGTATATCTCTTCTTTGTAAACCCAAAAAATTTTTATAATGTTTATTTACAAAAGTATATCTATTGTCAATGTCTTTTGCCCAAATCATCAAGTTGACGTTATCCAAAATAGTTCTCATGGCACCAAAAAGAGATTTATATTTTCTTTCTTGACTTCTTATTGTTGTTACATCACGAGTTATTTCCATAATACCTATTATTTTACCTTCGAGATCGTAAAAGGGTGCGACTTTTGCCCAGATATAAAGACCCCACTTCTCAGACCAAGTAAAACCTTCTAGTGTTCCATCATCATTTCTGGTAAATTTTTCATACTTTGCTTCTATTTCTGGATTTGGTGTAAGTAACAAGTCTATAAGGATAGGTCTTTTTTCTTCGTAGAAAATTGTAGATAAATTATTTTTGTGTTGTCCAACGATACCTTCTGCAGGAATTTTGAGAAGTTGGTCCATTGATTTATTCCACGATATAACAATACCTTTCATATCAACAATGAACATTGGATCGGGCATATGGTTGACAATAGCTTCAAGACATTTTTTGGATATTTGATTTATATCACTCATTACATTATTGAACACTCCAATGGATTTTATAATACTATTTATGAAAAAAATATAAATACCATTGAATGAAGTGTATGGGGTTTGTGTATGGGTATAAAATTTGATACAAAGACTGTCATTACGACAATTATTATGGTGGTATCTCTTATTGGTGGTATTCTTGCACTTGATGACAGGTATGTGACTGCAAAAGAGTTGGCAAGAGTTGAACAACAGACCGTTCAAAACCTTCAGCAGTTTCAAGTAAATCAAGAGAGAAGGTTTCTTGAACAAAGATACCAAACACTTACAGATCAAGCAATGAAACAAAAACAACTTATCAAAACATATCCAAGAGATCGGGAATTGAAAGACGACCTTATTGAAATAAATAAAGAAAGGGATAAGGTTAAAGAAGACTTGAATAAGATGAGGTAAGAAAATGTGGATAGATAAACTTATTGAACGTTATTTAATAGAAGACGAATTGGATACAAAAGAAAGAAAGTCTTTAAAGAAGAGTTTTTTTGCAATTCCATCAAAGGCGCCAGGTTCAGGCAGTTATCCTATTCCTGATATTGCCCACGCAAGAAATGCTCTTGCAAGAGTTTCTCAGTATGGAACACCGGAAGAAAAGGCACAAGTAAGAAAGGCAGTATATCGTAAATTTCCAGAGTTGAAAAAAAATAAGGAAGAAAGAGAGAGGAAGTGATATGCCAAAGCCAAAAGCCGGAGAAGAAAAAAACGCTTATATTTCAAGGTGCGTTTCTCAATTGATAAAGGACGAAGGTAAGGAACAGAAGCAGGCACTTGCTATCTGTTTTTCTATGTGGGAAAGAAAGGATGAAGATACAAGTATTGATGGTATGATGAATAAATATCTTATAGAAGAAAAAGTAAACCTTGTAAAGAAGCCTCATTTTACGAAAGACGATGCAATTGATATTGGTGAACAATTGGGTATTGATTGGGAGAAATCCGATTTTGACGTTGAACAATTCCGTATGGGTCTTGACGTAGAATTGGAACACGGTAAGATTAACGAACATACTAATGTAACTGATGACGATCCTATCAAGACAGGAAAGATTGCTCTTGCTCATCTGAACGAGATCAAGAATTATTATGTTCTTTTGAATGAGATGGAAAAGAAAGGGAAGAAAACAGAAAATCCTGTATTGGAAGGTTTATTTAATACTCTTGACAAGAAGGAAGATTATATTGACGGTAAGATCGAGAAGGCGGCCGGCCGTAAGAGATTGATGTTGAGAAAACAAAAAACGCAGATTAAGAAAAGAAAGAGAGAGTTGAATGGTGAGGAAATAACTTTTGATTTGCCAGGAAGATAATAATGAGATTTGTGAACTTTCTTATAGACGACGATAGAACAACGTTACGTCAACGAACTAGAATAAGAAAGATGATAGCCAATATCAATGATAGAATATCTGATATGTCAGATACAGATGCAGGAAAACAACAGAAGGAAACGTTACGAAAGAGAAAGGAAACGTTACAAAAATCACTTGAAAGATATACTGAATGAGTTTTATAAAAACACAGGTAAGTAAAAAAGATAGTTTTTTTCAGCCAAAATTTCCAGAAAAGTATAAAGGAAAGTGGCCAATTATAATGAGAAGCCAATGGGAGAGAACATTTGCACAGTGGTGTGATGTAAATCCCGGTGTTCTTTCTTGGGTATCGGAAGGATTGGAAATACCCTACTATGATCCTATAAAGAGAAAGGGTAGACGATACTATCCAGATTTTATGGTAAAGGTTTTGGATAAGAATAAGAAAGAAGTTATATATGTTATTGAGATAAAACCGCTTCGGGAAACTATACCCCCAAAGAAGGGTAACAAAAGTGACAGGACAAAGATACACGAGCAGGTAACATATGTGACAAATCAGGCTAAGTGGAAAGCTGCTATAGATTTTTGCAAAAAAAGAAATTATGAATTCCGAATATTCACAGAGAACGAATTGTTCGGAGGCAAGAGATAATGCATCCGGTAAGCACGGGATTGAAAGTAAATTATAGGGTAAAGGGACAGGGATCGACTTGGTTCAAGACAGGCCACGTTTATTCATTTCGATATCTCCGATACCAGAATGACCCTTCTCCTATTATAATTTGTATCAACGCTATTACGGGCGTAAATCCTTCTACGAGGAAAAAACATAATTATGTTCAAGGAATAAACTTTACTTACATTCCAAGAAATCGTAGAAAGGAATTTGTAAAGACCTGGCAAAAGTTATGGGACCAGACACACGGACATACAATATTGACTTGGAGGATTATTCAGAGAAGGTTTCCTTATCTTCAAGGTGCCATTCGCAGATATATTTTGAATGGTGGTGCTATTCAACAATTGAAAGAGGTTCCTTTTGAAGATATGGAAAGAGTAGTTGTTGGTTCGATGATAAAGGATTTTTCCAAGAGATTTATTCGTGCTGGAGAGAAAGGGATGGCGTGGTTGAATATACCGCCCCCACCAAGAGATATAACAAAATAGAGATGAATGAAAATGTGGAACATTTGGTTCAAATGCTGTGTTGATGATTACACCGGAATTTGACAAGTAAATTTGAATAGTAGAAGATGTAAAAAAACATAAATAAAAGAAAAATGTAAGAGGTTTTTGTATGTTGGTAAGAAATGAAGTGTTTGAAGTTGTTCAGAATAATCCCGTGTTGAAAGCGTTAGCGGAGTCGAAGGATGTTCCTGTGAGAATTTCTTTTCGTCTTGCAAAGGTACTCAAGGTTTTGGATGAAAATTTGAAGATGTATCTTGGTGTGAAACAGAGACTTATTGAAAAGTATTGTAAGAGGAATGAGATGGGCGAACCTGTTATTGAAAATAATCAATACACTGTTCCACCAGAGAACCTTGAGACTTTTCAGAAAGAGTATTTTGAGCTGCTTACACTTGAGATTGATTTGGGTGTGGATAAAATAAAAGCAAAATTCGATGATATTCCAAATGGTCTTGTCTCTACGACAGATATTCTTTTCTTGGAAACCTTTTTCGATTTTGAGGAATAATGAAAAGTTACATTACAATGTATGAACACGAAGAAAGGGCAGTTGAGCTGTTGATAAGGGATCAGGACGATGTTGCGTGGACACCGGATGCTGCTTATTTTGAGATAGTATCCTCTGATGGATCAATTGTTACAGCAGAGGTTCCAGCAATGATTACAAGTAATATGATATATGCTCTTGTTACTACATCTGTAACAGAGACAGCCGGTGATTATGATATTGTTTGGAGAATTGTGAAAGAAGGAACCAATAATGACAGTTATACTTTTTATCATAAGACCCGTCTTGTTGTAGAGGAGTTGTAATGCATGCGACAGATTATAAGCCAGACAACAGTATTGAATTTTGATTATTCTGGTGTGACTGAGCTTCGATATGGTGCAGATACAACAGTATTGAATTTTGAATTAAGAGAGTATGATCGTTTCAACCCAAAATATAAAATTGTTATGGACTTTATGGAGCTTTATTCTTATGCTGATATTTTCCGCCCCGGTATTGTAATAGAACCAATTGTAACTGTAGATATTATTGATACGGGCCCGCAAGTGGGCGAATTCGATCAGGTAGCGGATACACCAAAGCCTACAATCGACATAATATAGAAAATGGAGAAATAAATGAGATATCAATTTATAGGCCGAACAAGAGATACGGCAGGTAATGTACTTGCTAATCAAAGTATCTATGTATATCTTGCCCCCGCGGGAACAGCCGCGGCAACAATTTATCTTACTTTGACGGGTGGAAGTCCAATCTCTACGGCCCCTCAAGTTGTATCTGATGCTAATGGTCTGTTTTCTTTTTATGTAGACGATGCTGTATATGCGACTACACAATTGTTCGATATCGTAGTTGGTACGGAGACACTTCACGATGTCGATATTTTTCGTGTAGGTGCTGCTGGTACTTCCGGTACTTCCGGAACAAGTGGTGGTGGAACATCGGGAACTTCTGGTGTGTCGGGAACATCTGGATCGTCTGGAACATCTGGCCAGGATGGTACAAATTTTGGTACTTCTGGTTCATCGGGAACAAGTGGTTCATCAGGCACTTCCGGTACAGGTGGATCATCTGGTACATCAGGGGTAACGGGAGCAACAGGTTCCGGTGGTTCATCAGGAACATCGGGTTCATCCGGTATAAGTGGTGTTGCGGGAACGTCTGGTTCATCCGGTACAAGTGGGGCAGTTGGTCCTGCAGGTTCATCCGGTTCATCCGGTACAAGCGGACAGGCAGGTACTTCCGGTTCATCTGGTACATCTGGACAGTTTGGTGGTGCTTCTGCTAAATTTATTTTTGATAGCGATATATCGGAGCCGGATACATCCATAACATCTGGAACAATCAAATTTAACAGTTCAAGTTACTCAACAGTTACAAAAATTTATATCAGTAAATTTGATGTAAACAGTGTCAATGTAAATGCTTGGTTGAATGAATTTACATCTTCCAATAATACACCATATTCTCTTATTCGTGTATTTTCGGAAAATAATAATACAAGATACGCTCTTTACTCTGTAACCGGATATCTCGATCAAACCGATAATCAAAAATTTACAGTCTCTTATCTTGGTGGAAATAATTTTCTTACCAATGGTGAGGCAACTATTGTTTCTCTTTCTGTTGCTGGTGATGAGGGTACATCGGGAAGCTCTGGAACGTCAGGTTCGTCAGGGAGATCGGGAACATCCGGTTCAAGTGGTGCTTCTGGTACTTCTGGAACATCCGGTTCAAGTGGAACGGCAGGAACCTCCGGTTCATCAGGATCGTCTGGTTTATCTGGATCACCGGGAACATCAGGAACTTCTGGTGTGTCAGGAACCTCCGGTTCAAGTGGAACCTCCGGTTCGTCCGGTTCAAGTGGAACGGCAGGAACCTCCGGTACAGCAGGATCGTCTGGTTCAAGTGGAACATCGGGAACAGCGGGATCATCCGGTACGTCCGGTATTGATGGAACGAGTGGAAGCTCTGGTAGTTCTGGAACGGCAGGAACCTCTGGTACAGCAGGAACCTCCGGTACAGCAGGAACATCTGGCATATCTGGTTCATCCGGTACATCGGGAACAGCGGGTTCATCCGGTACTTCCGGTATTGATGGAAGCTCGGGTACATCTGGTATTGATGGTACAAGTGGAAGCTCGGGAACAGCGGGTACTTCCGGTACTTCCGGTGTAACGGGTTCTTCCGGTTCATCCGGTACATCTGGAACATCGGGTAGTTCCGGTACATCAGGTATTGATGGAACGAGTGGAAGCTCTGGTGATAGTGCTGATTGGGGACTTGCATATCTTTTTGATAGTGTATCAGCTTCGGCAGGCGATCCAAATATCGGTCATATTCGATTTGGTTATGCTGGAATGTCCTATGGTATTTTCAGTCAGATAAATACTGTTTTGTTTGATTATCTTGATAGACACAGCTCCAATCTTACTACATTCCTTGAGTCGATGGATAATAGTTCTTCTATTTGGTCAAAAGGTTATATTAAGATTTGGAAAGATAGTGATGATGGTAATTTTGTCCTTCTCAATATTTCCGATTCTGCAACAGTATATCCACAATATATTTCGTTTGCTGTTGAATATTTATCCCACGCCGGTTTAATGTTTGCTAACGATACCAATATAAGAGTTGGTTTTATTCCTACAGGCGATTCGGGAACATCGGGCTCTTCCGGTACATCTGGTTTTTCCGGTTTGGGTGCTAATGCAAATAGATATTATTTTGATACGGATACTACCGATACAGACCTTACATCGGCTGGGTACTTGAAATTCAATCACATAAATCCATCACTTGCTAACGAAATTTATGTTGATCTTTATAATCTTTCCGGTATTGATGTAACAGTTTGGTTGGATAGTTTGGTTGATAGTAATTCTATTCGTATTATGAATACGAATAATGTTTCTATTTTTCACGATTATATTCTTCTTGCTACACCAACGGTTGCAACTGGATATCGTAAACTTTCTGTCGCTTATATTGTGGGTAACGGTAGTTTTTCTCTCGATGACGATTTAATTCTTTCAATTGGTAATAGGGGCCAGACAGGAACATCTGGATCGTCTGGAACGTCAGGGACGAGTGGAAAAGGTTTTCTTCATACACAAACAATTCCTGCAATTTCTTGGACAGTAAATCACCTTTTGGGTGATAGATTTGCTAATGTAGAGGTTATTGATGCAAATTGTTATGCTATTACACCAAACAGTATTTTCTTTGAGGACGATAACACAGCAATTATTACATTTTCCGAGGCACTTTCTGGATATGCTTATGTTTCCAATGGTGGAGGACATTATACATATTTACATACACAATCTGTGCCAGCAACAACCTGGAATGTTCCTCATAATATAGGTGTTCGATATGTAAATGTTGTCGCATATGATGGTGATGGTTATGTAATTGAACCAACAAATATTTTTGCGAACGATACCAATAATGCAACATTGACATTTTCTATACCGGTATCAGGTTATGCTACACTTACAGCCGGTGCTGGTACATCTGGAACATCTGGTTTGCCGGCCGGAGATGCCTATATTCATACACAAACAGTTCCTGCGACAACGTGGAATGTTGTTCATCAATTGCATACACAATATGTTGTTGTTGAAGTAATTAATAGTGTTGATCAGTCTATTATACCAGCAAGTATTACGTTTACAGATAGTGATAATCTTGTAATTACTTTTGCTACAACACAATCCGGCCACGCGGTTGTTTCTTCCGGCTCCGGTATTGATGGTACAAGTGGTACTTCCGGTACGAGCGGTAATACCGGTGCATCGGGTACAAGTGGTACTTCCGGTACGAGCGGTAATACCGGTGCATCGGGTACAAGTGGTACTTCCGGTACGAGTGGTTCTGTTCTTCCTGGCCAGATGATGTTTGGTATTCCAGAACTTTCAACTTCATTGAATATTGATATACCAGTGGTAGGTACCTGGTATACATTTGCAAAAATATATACTTATATTCCTACAAGTACAACGGGATTACAAATGTCTATTAAAGGTGTGGCAGCTGGAAATAATGTTATATCCGGTAGAATGAAGATAGGCGGTTCTACTGGTGGACAAACACCATCTTCAAATACTTGGGTATCGTCTTCATCAACATTTAACGTATCAGCATATGCTGGGACTTGGATAACGTTGGAACTTCAAATTACCAGTACACAGGTTACTGTAGGAATGTTTGGATATGCTGTATTTTATTGGGCATAAGAGGGATAAATGGAAATTCATAATATAACAGCTAAAGGCGATTTTATTACACAAAGTATTTCAACATCTGCATCGTGGACACCACAGGACAAAGGTAGAATTGTTTATGTTGAAGATGAGGGAATGTTTTATTTTGGTGGTGATGATGGTTGGTTTGTAAACTCTACCAGTTCTTCTGGAACAAGTGGTACTACTGGAACTGATGCGATAGCTGGTTTGGCTATACCTTATTATTATGCCGTTTCAAATCAACCTTTTTATTCAACAACATGGACATCCAATATTACTGGTTTTCAGGCGGCCAGGGTAAATGATGGAAATAAAGTAACAGGTGTTACTGATTCTGTGGCCACAGATAATGCAATTTATATAGAATTGGATTTGGGTGCTGGTAATGCTAAAGAATTTATTGGAGTAACTTTTACAATTCTCGGTTCAGGCCTCCCTTATTATTGGAGTTATTCTGACGATGGTTCTGCGTGGACTAATATGTCAAGTAAAATTACATTAGTTGGTGATAATCTTGATGAATGGGAAAGTGTTGGTTCACATAGATATTGGAAGCTGACAACATATGCCGTATTCAATTGGGGTTATAGTAGTATAAAGGAAATTCAGTTTCATGAGCCCGGTGGAACAATCCCATATAAAAAATATATAAAACCAAATTCAGCAACAATGTCATCTGTTACTTCTCTTGACATTGCAACCATAGATAGAAATGATCGTGATGTTACTTTTTGGGCAAACTCTCTTGATGACAGTACGAACACTACACACAGAGGAACTTTATACTTTGAAAAGGAAGGAACTGATGGTGCCACATATGCCGTGTTTTCTATAACAGGTGCGGTTACAACCAGTGGTGATTTTGTTACTTGTCCTGTTACATATGTTTCTACATCAGGTTCGTTTGTAGATAATGATGAGATAACTGCTATATTTTATAGAACAGG